GATAGTAGAGTGGTTAGAGGACAGGTATGGGGGTTGCTTTGTAGGAGGTTGTTGGTGAGGTTGTTGGGCTTACCGAAATCGTAGTTACAAGCGTATTGCTTAATACTGCATCTACACTTGCATTGTTATTTGTATAGATATAGATAGCAGAAACAGTACTCAAACTTACTAAAGCACTATATACGGCTATTTTCTTAATAGCCAGAAAATCAGCTTTCGTCATCTTAATAGCCACGTTACTTCCAGAACCTACACTCCTCCAATCACTAGATATCCCTTCTGCTCTTTGATAAATAGTATTCCAATTACTTACTAAAGAGGAGCTAACTGTTAAAGCTGGGGATACTAAGTTATCACTATCATCTAGGAACTTAATACCGGTTAAATTAACGTTGCTATATCCGAAGTATAAAGCTACATAGTCTAGGTATGGGTCAGGTGTTAAGCTTGTATCACTAATAGTAACAATAGCACTTGTTGCAAGTATATTACCATCAACAGAACCTTCTCTTAGTTGTAAAGCAAAGGTCTCCTCCCCTTCTGTAAGGGTATCAAGCTTTACAGCTCTGGTTATAGTGCCAGAATCACCAGTAATAGTAACACTTCCAGTTAAACTATTATCATCAAAATCAATATCACTAATACCTCCAGAGGTTATAGTACTCCAGTATAGTATCGTACCGTCTGTAATACCTGTTGTTGTTACAGTAAACATAACAGAAGAACCTTCACCTACAGAAGTTATAGCAGGTGTAATAGCATAACTCGTAGTAGGAAATGTTATAGCTTCCAGCACTGTAAAGACTGTACTTTCTTTCAAAGAGATACTAGCTGTCCAATGGTTAAATCCATCAAAAGAACTTGTTAAGGAATTAGCTGCACGGAAGTTCTTGTTAGAAGCTTCATAAGGGGGTGTGTAGCTTATAACACCCCAACTTCCTTGCTCATAGAAGAAGCTTTGTAGTTCTTGAAGTTCTTTTAGGGTTAAAGACTCCCAAGTAATATCCCAAGAGTCTCTAAGAGAGGCTTTTCCTCTTGCAGCCCTCTGCCCATACCCATCTCCAAAGCTTCCGCTTATCACACGCAGTTCAACCTTCTTAGAAGAACTACGGACTATCTTATTAGCTAAAGGCAATGCAACGCTCATCTAAATACCTCCTGAGCTTCAACACTTATTTTAAAGAAACGCCCATCATTAGATACCTCATAAGTCTTGCTGCAAACAACCTTAACTTGCTCTTCTGCGCTAGAAGTCTCTGATATCAAGAAACTATTCCAAGTACCTACAATACTTAGAAAGGTCTCAACTGTATTCTTCTCTGCTTTTGTCTGCAAGCCTTCCCAAGTTAGCTTATAGTTACGCTTAACCGAGTTAATTCCAAGCTTAATAACTTGTTCATCTACGTTAGTAACCTCAGAAGCAGCACTTGTGAAACTAAGAGAAGGTTGTTTATCTACTAGAAGCTTGCAAGGTAATGGTAATGTTTGCATTATACTATTCCTGTAATTATACCGTTAGTAACCGTTACCGTCTTACCATCTACTGTAGTAAAAGTACCTGAAGCTCCTGTAGTTATTATAGGTTCACAGACCTCTAAAGGATTAGGAAGGTCTTTCCAAGTCAAGTTATCTGCCCAATACTTATTACCTGCACTTACTGGAGTTCGAGTAGGTGTTTCTGTATAAACGGCACTTTGTTGTGCTGATATTGCCATCTTAAACCTCTATATAACTATCTGAAGCTTCAACAAGAACAAATACAGTAGTTCCTGCTGGTAAAGCTTCCTGAAAATCGAACCATATACTTGAGAAAGACTCCATTGGTAGTAAAGGGTCGAACTTCTTAGTACCTACTAGCGTTGCAGAGCTAGGTGTAAACCCATCTTCTGTGCTTGCATATACGTTAAAATGCGTAACTCCATACCCTTGACAAGAAGCGTTATCTGTAAGAACCTTAAACTGTGAACCTGTATTAGTAAAGGTAAAGCTGGGAGCTGGGGGTTCTATCTTACTAAACACCGCAGTAGCTGCTGAAGCGGACTTTCTACCCAGTGCATCTATTGAGTAAACACTAATAGTAATACTTCTGTAGGCTGGTATTGCAAGGTCTTGAGCCACAGTAAGTCCTATCCAAGCAGAGCCACCTTTAGTGTCTTTATCAAAAGGAACGTAAATGCTTTTTAGTAAAATTTCTCCGTTAAGAATATCTATAAGATAGGTATATAAGGTATCATTAAGAGCTTCATTAGCTGTATTATAATTCCAAGTTACCTTTACATCAGATTCTGTAAAGGTCGTAACAGAGGTATCTTTAACAACTAAATTTGTTGGAGGCAGCAAAGCTGATATACCGCTTGTTGTAAACTCATAAATGTATTCTTTAAGAGCAGAACTTCTCTCGTTAGTAGCATCAACAACTGCAATGTTAATCTTATAAGTACCAAACTCTGTGTTCTCAATAGTATAGCTTGTAGAAGGTACTTCATGTGTTTCAAAAGTGCCAGGAGTTTTAGGTCTGCTTATACCAATACTATAGTTAAAGATTCTATTCTCAATCTTCCCATCAAGGGTAATAGGGTTAGTTGGAGCAGTCCATGTTACTTCAAGACTTCTAACAAGTTGGTCACTTACAGCATCAATAGCATATCTAGGCAGTACACTTATGCTGTTATCAGGAATAGGCTGGATAACCTCATAAGAGATATTACCATAGTCCCCACTTGGTTTATTAATAGTAACTGTTCCATCAATGTAGTCGTATTTAGATAAAGTATTTATAATACCATAGCCTAAATCATACACCCCATCATGGTGTTCTATTGCAACTACGTTATAAACATCATCATCCTTTGTTATTTTAATAACCTTGTAAAGCTTGGGTTTAACTTCAGTTGGGTGGACGATAAAGGTACTATTAAGAGGTTCAATGCTTCCACTAATAGGAATAAGAAAGCTTGAGAAGCTGTTCTCTCCTGTTGTTCTTGTTAAGGTGACTGATACCTGAGAAGCATCAGCTAGGCTAAGGTAGGTTAAAGTGTACTCAGTGTCAACGACAAGGGTAAGTTCTCTATCTAATTTAACCTCCCAATCAGTTCCAACTTCGTCATGCGAAACAAATATTCCTGCAATAAGGTCTTCTTGATTAAAGTTGTCGCAAACAGAAACAATTTCTCCTATTTTATAAATCATACCTTCAAAAAGAACCTTAAAGTCAATGATATTATATAAGAAGCAACTGTTATATAAAGCCCATCTTGCCTTACGAATAGCTTGGGCGCGGCTTGTACACCCAACAAGAACAAGGTCTAGTTGTTGAAAGCCATACCTACTCTGTGAAGCAATAGCTGCTCTATCAACTGTTGTTAAGCCAACACCATTCTGGTCAACCTCTGGCACACTTACGGTGTTGGTTCTTCCAAAAGCAGCAGGGTCGCTAAACGTAACATTAACATGGTTAAACCTTTGTTCTAAGTCAGTCGAACTATAGTTAAATACCCCGTCTATAATTGTTGCATTAGTTGCTTGCTTGCTTGGTTGTTGATTTTCATTATCCCACATTAGAGAAAGCTGCCCAAACTCATTAGTAGTCCAATTAGCATTCATAAGAGTTAAGAAATACATGAAGAAGGTATTAAGATTCTCACGGGTGATAAACTGAGCATTTATAGTGTAGCGTGGTTCTGTTCTACTTAAGGTAGAAGTTCCAATAGTGTTTTGTTGTATAGCATCTATTCTAAAATAAGTAGTATGATAAGTTATATTAAAAGAACTCTCATATACATTAATATAATAAAAAGTATAACTCCCTGGTTGTATATTAATAGAAGCAACTAAAGATGGGGTAGGTGATTCAAACGCTGGGTCACTGCTATTAAATATATTATAACCAATAGCAGTGTTTATATTATTATTTATTGTAAGTAAGTATCTTGCATAATTTAAAGTTTTAGCAGGATACCAAATAGTGGTTACAGTACCATCGGTATAGTAGTAATCTACTAAAGTTTTAGTAAAAGAAGCGTCAATAACGTCAGGTACTTCATTAATACTAACACTTACCTCGCTAATATCCACAAGCCCATCACAATACTTAGCAAGGTCGTAGAAAGCAAAGATATCAATACTATCATAATCAAGCCCAAGCCCTACTCTTACATCTGTTAGGCAATGCAGTAAACACCAAGCAGGGTTATCAGTCCAAGCCTTAGCTGCTGCAAACATACCGCCCCAACCACCATTAATAGTACCTACTCCAGCAGTAGCGTAGTCTCTTGTAGTTGTATCATAATTAGCAGGAACTTCTACCTTAATACCCTTTGCTTTAATAAGTATCTCAGGGATACTACCCCCGAATTGCTTTGCATCTTTAAGGGTAATACCTAGTAATGCTTTATAATCATAAGCAAGATTCTTATAGATAATTCCAATCGCTTGACTAAAGCTTGTTGCATTTTGACTCTTGTTACTTGTACTATCGTCTGTTAAGCGAACTATCTTAGCATACCAGACGTTGCCAACTACACCAACAGGTCTAGTAACCGTTACACTAAAAGCATAACCGCTGGAATACTTAGCTGTTATAGTCTTATTAGTTACAGCTAAACCCCAGTTAGAGCCATCTGTACTTACATAGTAGTCAAGAGAAACAGTATTACTTATTGTATCCCCATTAGCTTCTATATTATATAAAGCATTAATAGTCTGAGTAAGAATAACAGCATCGTTAGTATTAGGTACAGCAATAATAACATGATGACCTATCTCATCTCCTTTAGTGATAGCTGCACTTGTAGCTGCAAGAGGTGCATAGACTTCTGCAAAACCAGATATAACTTCTTGGTCTGGTAAACCTCTCCTAGAAACAATATCAACAGAATATTCTGTAGCTGGCACTTGTTTAAGGTAAACGTCGCTTGCTTCAAAGCCTTCTATCTCTCCCTCTGAAAGCATGATGAGAAGTTTGGCAACTTGAGTAGAACTTCCAGTATCGGGATATTCAACAGGAGTATGCTGCTTAGGAGTCTTCCCACTACCTGTTATATCGTTAAGATTAAAAAGAGTATCTTGTATCATATTAAGCTATTTGGTCTGAGGTTACTAGGGCTGAAGAAAGAAGAACGCCGCTTGCGTAAGGTCTTCCGAAGATAAGAGAGCAGATACCACCTTGCTCTCTTAGCGTACCAGCCCCATTAAAGAGATTGCTTGTTTCATTTTGTGCTGCAACAGGGTCACTTACAGACAGATTTGGGGCTAGAAGTAAACTAACTCCTATAGATATACCAGCCCAAGCTAGCATTACTAATGCCTGTACCCACCAAAGCATACCAAAAGTAACTACAGTTAATACTGCTGCAACAGCTATACTTATCCATCTCCAAGCTTCTTGTTTGCCTTCAATATCTTGAATAAATAATAAAGTATCAAATTGTTCTAAAGAAACTAAAGGTATTGCTTCTTTTGAAAGACTTAATTGAAACTTTGTAATACTATTAGATGCGACAATACAAATAGGTTTCTTTACAAGCTTACTAAAGGTTTCTTCAGGCAAAAGTCTCTTAAGATGATTAAGAATACTTGCAACCGAAGTAGCTATTATATCAAACTCCTCTTTATCATCTAAAGAATGAATAACTATCACTTTCATAAAGATACATCCGAAGTAGTTAAACCAGAACTAAGTAAAACTCCACCACAATAAGGTCTTCCAAACACTAAAGGACAGACCCCTCCTTGTTCTCTTATTAAAGGTGCTCCATTATATAGGTTACTAATCCCTTTCTGAGAATTAGCAGGGTCGTTTGCAAACTCAGGAGTAGGGCTGAGAACTTGTATAAGAAACTGCAAGCCTATAGAGATGGCTATGTTGATAGCAGAAGCAACAAACATACCAAGTGTTGTTAAAGCACCTTCCGCCGTCACCAAAGCTGTTGAACCTATTGCAGCAACAATAGCACCTCCGCTCCCTTCAATATCCCGCAATATCAATAACCCATCAAATTTATTAAACTCCTCTAATAACACCTCTTCTCTAAGAGCTATCGGAGTGAACCTTCCAGTAGAGTCAGTTAAAATAAACTTACAAGGTTTTTTCATAAGCTCTTTAACATACTTAATCCCTTTTAATTGCTTAAGATGATTAAGGATACTTCTTAACTTCGTCTGACTTGTCTCAAACTCAAACCAATCTTCATCCAACTTCGCAATAATACTAACCTTCATATACAAGCCTACAATGTATTCTTCCGACAAAGTGTTCCATAGGTTCTTCAACACTCATATCCTTTTGGTGAATAACTATACCATTATGATATATCCCTAGATGATTCCTGCGCCCACCATGAATACCGTCTAATAGAAGAAGGTCTCCGTTTTTAATCCCTTCAAGTTTTGCTTCTCTCTTAAACCCGTAGGATAAGATATGTTCTTCAAACACATCGTCACAATCTCTTATGTCTTTAAAATCTTTGCTTGCCTTATGTGGTGGTAGTTCCACTCCAAACTCATTAAAGTAATAATCCTGCACAAGACTATAGCAATCATGTATAAACCAGATGAAAGGTCTACGGAGCAACTCTCCTCCAAGGGGCTTAGGGTATTGCAAAGCATCTAAGACATTCGTTCCATCTGTGCCAACTATAAGAAAAGGAACACTAGCTTGTTGTTGTGCCTGAATATCCTCACAAGAAGGAGTACGAAGGTCTAATCTGCTTGGTCTCTTTTGCTTAAGAGTATGACTATGTACTATTGCTTTAATACCTCCAAGATACTGTACAAGTTCTTTTGCAGGTATTCTAAAATGATTAAGCCTATCTTCATGGGTATTTTCTATACAGATAAAACTATCTTCAAGAAGAACCCCACACATCTCTTCAGGATAGCAAGCTTTAGCAGCTTTAGCTATCGCTTCTTTTTGTTCTTTGTTTAGTTTAATAGCTTGTTGCATAGTCTATCCTATATATTTGTTTTTACCAACTCCAGGGTACTCCTCCCATTCCCCGGTTCTATTAATGTGAGGGTCACAAAGTATCTGATTCTTAGGCATAGAACCTCTTTCACTATCCATCGGATACCTAAGCTCATAAGCAATACCTTTAACATTATGAGAAAGCTTTTTACCAATAGTAAAAGTTAGTTCTGGGGCAGTAACCCCTGCTGCTAAGTAACTCATATCATCAAAGGTTCTGATATACTTAACCTTACAGCCAACTAAGTCACCATAAGTAAAACTTAGCTTTCCAAAGAACTTATCAACATTAGCTACTGCAAGTTGAGGTCTACTGAAAGAACCGTCTGAATTCTCCTCCAATCCGCTTATTGCAATAGGATAAGGTACAAAGACTCTTTCGGGAATGTCTCTATTAATGCCGTTAATCTTTTTTGTAGAAACTCCAAGTGTAAGACCTTCGGGACTTCTGGTACTATTAGTAAGGTACAGATTAACAAGCCCTATAAGAGATAATTCTATTTCAAACAACTCTATATAAGCAGGTAGCTCTGCTTCTTTAACAAGAGTTTCTAAAGGTGTTATTGCCGGCATTAGTGCTTACTCATATAAGTTGGAATAGCATACCCTAATAAAGCTCCAATTATAGTAAAAATAAGCGTACCAATAGGGGCTAGTACCCTATTAATAAAGTCTTCTCTAGCTTTAGCTTCTATCTTATCTTCTAAGAGCTGGGTTAATAGGTTTGAAGAAGCTTCTTGTTCTTGTTGTAGGTTTTGCAGTTGTTCCTTTAGTAAGGCTACATCAAGAAGCAAAGCATCTTCCTTTTGTCGATTATAGACTTGCAAACTTTCATTGTGGCTGTCATTCATAGGAAACTTCCTAAACTTTTCTTGACAGTTTAACAGAAAGCCTGTATAAAGACAAGAAACTTGGTAAACTTTTATCTTTTCAAAAACTTGTTAAAATCATGGAAAATCTTGAAGAAACTCCCAAAATGCACTCGAAAACAAGAGAATTTCTTGAATTTCTTGAAAAACCGGCTGTTAGTGTTGTTTTTAGAGAGCATATCTTTGTCGGACTTAATCCTAATGAGTATAATAAAGCTGTTAGAAGAGGAGCTACGATTAAAGAAGCTATACAAGACATAACAGTCTTTAAGGTACAACAAGTTGCTAAGAAAGCTACAAGTCTTATGGACGCAAAGCTTGAAGAGGACATGAAAACAAGTATTGCAAAGAGAAGACTTATTAATTATGAGCTTCTTGAGAAACAGCTTAAGGTTGTCGATAAAGAGGAATTAAGACAAGTCATTGCACCAGTCTTTAGTCAGATAGCTTCAGGCTTACAAGGTATGCAGAGAAGTCCTGAAAGAGTACAAGAGATATTGCCGAAGTTAATAGAGCAACTGCAAAGGTTGGGGAAAGATATGCAACTTGAAGCGAGTGATGTTATTGAGAACTATATTGAGGGGCTTATGAATGAAGAACTTGAACTTAATATTGATACCGAAGAAGGAAAGGGCTTAAGCTCTTTTGAATAATAAACTAAATGAGTAACTAATCAAAGGTGAATAAAATGAATGAACAACAAGTAGAACAAGAGATTAAAGTTAAAGGTTTAACAGCTCCTAGAATTACACCAGAATACTTGGACTCTATTATTGTTTCTAAGCAGTTTCATGTATTTGAAGGTACTTGCTTTACAACTTGTCTTTTGACATTAACTAATGGTTTTAACGTACTTGGAGAATCTGCTTGTGCAAGTCCTTCTAATTTTAATAAAGAGCTTGGAGAGAAGATAGCGTTTGATAATGCTAGAAATAAGCTATGGTTACTAGAAGGGTATCTGTTGAAACAACGTCTTTTTGAAGATGCAAACAAATAACTTCTCCGAAAAACAACTCATCTCAGACCTACTTACCTTCTTCACGCCTATTGAAGACATAAGTACCCGTACTTGGTCTGAAAGAGAACTATTTTTAAGTGAAGCAAAGTCTCCTTCAAATCCTGGACGTTACAATGCTCTTGTTACCCCATACATGCTTCATGTTATGCAATCATGGGATAATCCTGAAGTAGATGTAATAGTTGCTAAGAAGTCTGCTCAAATAGGCTGGTCACAGACTATCCTTAACTGTATCTTTAAGAGTGCAGTACATGATAACATGAGTGTCTTACTTGGCTTCCCCCGTGATGGTAGTAATGCTTCTTTCTTTAAAACACAGATACTTCCAATACTTCGCAGTAATCCAGTTTTACTAAAACAACTTAGTGAACATCTTAATAAGATAAGCTACAAGTTCATCCCTTTTCATAATAGCTTTATCATGTCAGGTAACATGGCAACTCCAGGAGACCTTAAGAGTGTAGCAGTTACAAAGGTAGTAATTGAAGAACCGGATGATGCTAAGAAGGATGTAAGTGGACAAGGAGATGCTATTGACCTTCTTCGTCAACGTATTAAAACAATCCCTTATGGTGCTAAAATAGTCTTCGGAGGCACTCCTACTAATGCAGAGTTCTCTCAGGTTGACCGTGCTTATAAAAAGAGCAACCGTATGCACTTCCAAGTACCCTGTCATAAGTGTGGTGAGTTTCATAGCTTGTCTTTTGATAATCTTAAGTGTCTTGAGTGGGCTGCCAGACGTATTGATGAACAATATGGAGCTTATGACCCAGAGACCGCTTATTATGAATGTCCTCATTGCACTGCTGTTTGGACAGATGATGATAGAAGAAAGAATATAGTTGAGGCTCTTAACTTTCATAACTTAGGTTGGAAAGCCGAAGTACCTTCTCTTAAGAATATTGTCGGCTATGCTTTCAATGAGCTTCTCAGCCCCTTCAAGTCTTCTTCTCATGTTGAACTAGCAAAGTCCATGCTAGAAGCAGAAGTTGCCTACGAACAAGGGCATGAAGGTTTACTGAAGTCCTTTATAAACAACCGTAAGGGAGAAGCTTATGCTCCTAAAACACAAGGTCTTGGTTTAGAAGAACTTAAAGCACAACGTCTTAACTACACTGAAGGCATTATCCCCAATGAAGGTCTTATACTAACCTGTGGTATCGACGTACAACGTGGTAAGAACGGAAGGTTTGCAATAGTAGTTCGTGCTTGGGGGAGAAACGGCAACAGTTGGCTTGTTCAATGGACTGAGATAACAGCAAAGGATGTTAAGAATGGTGGAGATACTGAAGATGCTTCTGACCCTATCTGGGATAAGTTAGAAGACTATCTTGATACCCCCTTTCAACATGAGAGTGGTAAAAAGCTTTATATAGCTGCTGCTGCTATAGATGCTCGTGATGGTGCTATGACAGAAGTTGTTTATCAGTTCGTGCGCAAGCTTAACCTAAAATGGGAAACACAAGGCAGTGAAAGAACCCTTAGTGCTGTTATGGGTACTGGAGAGCTTAAATATACTACTCTTAATATCTATAATGAACCAGCAGGTATGGATTTACTTACTTTTGGGCAACAAAGAAAGAGCCTTGCAGAAAGATATGGTATAGTTGTTTATCAGATAGGAGCTTTCAGAGCGCATGAAGAAGTGCTACGCAGGTTTAACATTCAGGGTACAAGAGATAGACATTTCCATTGCAAAAGCAATTATCCTGGTTATGAAGAAGGTATCTTGTCTTGTCGGAAGACCTTTGCAAGTGAAACAGTTAAAGCTATATTTAAACAGATTCCTGGTAAGAAGAAAGAAGCAATAGACTGTGAGAAGATGGCTTTGTGGTGTTCTTACTTTAGAGGAATTAGAAATATGACTACCCAACAATGGGAAGAAAGAGAAAGACTTATTTATGGGAACAAGGTGTAACCTATGGCTAGAACAGTGACAGAACTCCAACTTGAACTAGAGGCACTTAATGCAGCTATTCTAGCTCGCTTGCGTGGTACTCGCTTTCAAGTAACAAGATTCGATAGCGGTAACTTCAGCCGTTACTACGAAGATAAAACAACCCTTGATGAACTATACACTATCAGAACAAGGTTACAAAATGAACTTGATGCTGCAAGTAATCCCACTGTAGTAGCTTATCGCCCTTCTTCAACTATGATAACTTGTCGTAAGTAGGTCAATCTATGTTAACAACCGACCAAACAATATACCAAATCAATCCGTTTGACAAAAGAAGCTTTGAAGGTGCAAGCACTGACTATAAGAACGGACTTCGTGGGCTTGCTTCTGGAGAACAAGACCAACTTGTTGCAAGAGAGCTTCGTTACCTTCAACAACGCAGCCGTTATGCCGTTAATAACAATGCTTATGCTCGTCAGGCTTTTAACACAAGCCTAACCAAACAAGGTTCTATTGAAACACAATGGAAGACACAAGGTAAGCTTTCTACAAAAAATAAAGCTTCTAGTGAAGGCTTAATTACCCATAGCTGGATGACTGAAGTTTGGGGTGAGTTTACTGAAGCTCCAAACTACGATAATCTAGGTGATTATAATGTCACTCAAAGCCTTAGCAATAGTTCTTTTTTCCTAGACGGAGTAAGTTTCCAACAACTTATGATTGTCCGTTCAAACAATAAGAATACAGTCCCTCTTAAGATAAAGCAGATACCCGCACAGCTTCACGCTATGTTTGCAGGGTTGCTTGAACCAGCAAAAGACGGAACTACAGTTATCAATGGTATTAAGTTCGACAGAACAGGAAGACCCCTTAGTTACTTCTTTCATAAGTCTTTTATTGAGAATCAAGTTACTAATCTTAGTGGTATCTTTGACCCAAGTATCTTTGTTGAAGTACCTGTAGAAGACATGGTACATTACTTTCATAGAGATTATGCGGGACAATGGCTAGGTATACCACAACTTACACCAGTCTTACTAGCTCTTTATGAACTTGATGACTTCATCAGTGCAACTGTGCAGAAACAGAAAGTAGCACAAGCAATATCCCTTGTTATTAGTCAAACTCAACAAGCTTTATCTTCTACAGGTAGGGTATCCGTTGGTGATGTTGAAGGAGTTACTAATAGTGAAACAGGAGAATCTAAATATGTCTTTAAAACAGTAGGTACAAACGTTTTAGACCTTCCTTACGGTAGTCAAGCGCAGCTCTTGCAAAGTAGCGATGTTGGTAATAACTGGGAAACCCTTGTTCGTACTGAACTAAGAAAAGTAGCTGCTGTTAGCAATATCCTATATCATGAACTTACTGGGGATACAACAGAGTTATCTTTTAGTGCTATTAATGCCTTACTCTTACAAAGTCGTACAAGACTTGAGTATCTTGCAATGACAGAAACCATACCCTTAAGGGAAAGAAAGATAGCAAATAGATTTAAAGAAATAGCCTTACTCTATGATACAGAAAAGACTGCTAAAAAACAAGCTGTTAATGCTGTTCCGGTGTTTAAGCTTCCTAAGTATAGAAGCCTTGACCCTTTAAAAGATACTCAAGCAGCAATACTTGCTTTGCAGAATAATATAGGCTTATGGCAAGATGCCCTTACTGAAGCAGGTATTTCTATCGAAGAATGGTTAAGTGATAAAGACTTGCAGAAGTTACATGAGGTAACATTCCAAGAACAAGCAACAAGTATGCAACAAGCAAGTAACTCACAGGCTAATAGCAATAGTACGGGAAATTAAGATGTCTAGTAAAGTACCTAAACTTCCTATTAAGTTAGGCAAAGACCTTATACAAAGAATAAAGTCTACTTCAAACACTGAAAGAATTTCTTTAAAGCTTAAGGAGATTGATAAGATTATGCAGCATAACATAAAACTCCTAGCATATCAAGGTTTATTTGGAGACTCTAAATAATCTCTTGACAAACTTCCAAAAAACCTGTATAAAGAACTAACAAATTAGGTTCAAACGATGCAAAAAGTTACAACCTTCATAGTTTAAAACCTAAACAAAATCAACAAGTTACCCAACGGAGAACTTACAATGGATGACTTAACAGTAGAGAAACTTAGCAAGCTTTCAAAAGAAGAACAGCTTGCTTTGCTTAAGCTTTCAGAAAACAAAGAAGCCTTGCTAACCTCTTTAAAAGACAAGACAAGTTACTCCGCACCTCTTAGAGTTCAAGCGGAGTCCTCTAAATGAAAGGGGAAGTCTTAAAGACGCTTGTTTGTAATGCTGCCTGGTTTATAGATGACAAAGGTAATGTTATGACAGATACTTGTTATGACAATACTATCTTAGCTAAAGGCAATTCAATCCCTCATATTAAAGACCATGAATGGGAGATAGACGCTCAAGTAGGAGATGTACAAGCAGTTTACACTAAGTCTCTTCCACTCCGTACTCTAGGTTTAGATAAAGAAGGTGAAACAACCTGCCTTATTATGGATTCTTTAGTTAAAGAAGTCTATAACCCAACAGTCTTTGCACTTTACTCTGATAATAAGGTAACACAACACTCTATTGGCTTACGCTACAAGCAAATCAAGCTTGCAATAGACTCTCAAGATGAAGTTAATGCGGCTGAATATGCTAATTGGCTTGAATACTATCCAAAGATTCTTAATAAAGAAGTAGCAGATGCTAGAGGATTCTTCCTTCTAGTAACAGAGCTTGAACTAATAGAGAACTCCTGCGTACTCTTTGGAGCTAACCTCTTAACACCGACTTTAAACAGTAATAACTCTCTTGCCTCAAACAAGAGTTCACAACAACCCAACACAAGGGGAATAACAATGTCTGAAATGACAATGGAAAGTATATTAGCAAAGAATGTAGAGTTAAGCTCTGCTCTTGCCAATGCTAATGCTTCTCTTGCATCTGCTGAACAACGAGGCAAGCAAGAAGAACAACAACGTATCTTAGGTATCTTAAAAGCAGGCACTACCTTTGGCATAGGTGCTGTCAGCATCGAAAAAGTTATCTTAGCAGGTTTTACAAGTGAACAAGCTACTATGAACTTCGAGATGGCTAAAGAAGCTGCACAAGCTATGCAAACTCCTAATACAGCAGGTACTCAACCGCTTGGTGCTGTTGCAAGTGCTTCTGCACAAGCTACCGGTTCTCAGGGTAAAATTCAATGGTTACAAGGAGTAATGTAATATGGCTGAATATAACGGTCAATTAGACCCAAGATATTATGACCAGAACCAACAAGGTGGTGGTCGGGTTGCTGATAGAACACCCTCTTTGCGTAAGTTCTATGGTATAGACTGTCATGAGACTACTCAACGATGGATAGCTTCTGGTGTTGTTGCAAAAGCAGGTACTATCATGCAATGTGATAACGCAGGTTACTTAGTACCTCATAGAGGTTTTAAAGAAAAGGCTGTTGTTACTTTCTTAGATACTTTAACATCTGGTAAAGTAGTAACTATTGCCGGTTTAACCTTTACAGCAGGTTCTTCAGGTTGTACAGTAGCTAATTTAGTTAAAGCTTGGTCTTCTATTCCAGCAAGTACTGGATATGTTGCTGCGGCGTCTGCGGCTCTTGCTGCTGGCATCACTGCTAGAATGGGTACTTTCACAGCAGGTACTTTAACAAATTACTTGACAGACGAAATCACTGTAGGAGATATCTCTCCTAATGCAGTAGCTTTTGTCTACATAGGAACAGACGTTGACCCTGCTAACCTAACAGTAATAACTGACAACGTAGCAAGCTTAACAACAGTTGATATTATCTTAGCACTTCAAAACTTCCAAAAGATTGAAGGTGTACTTGCTGTTGATGTAGATAATACTTCTGCGGCGGCTTATGCTCCTATTTTTGAGGAAGGTACTTTTTTTGCAGACGATGATGGTAGAAGTTTCTTACGTTGGATTACTGCTACTTCAGGGTCTGTCCCAGACAGCGAGAAAGTTTACAACCCTATTACTAATACGTATGTACCTTGTACAGCTTATAATACAGGCTGCTATGGTACTACCGAAGCTGCTAAAAGAGCTAAACAACGATTTGTTACTGGTTCTGAAATTGACATCTACTTGTTCCAAACAGGGGCAAACGTAGGTATGGAAGATTTAACTAACGCTCTAGTAGGGAGTCCGACATGAGTGTACTAATTAGTGATGTATATGGTGTTAATGCGGTCTTAGACGGTATTCAGAAAGCCAGAACAATGAAGAGACCTTTGTTCTTCCAGAGTTTTACTGGTAATAGAGGCTTATCTGACAGTGATAACATCCGTATGGATATTGAGTTCGCAGTTGGTAACCCAATGGGTCAACCAGTTAATCCTGACGTAGAAGCACCTGAACTAGATACACCCCAGTACGGTCATAGATTTTATGAATGGACTTATGTTAAGGAACTTGTATCTTCTCGTATGGATGCAGACTTCCGCAGACGTATTGGGGAAGTTATTGGTGCTGGCGGAGACCCTGTAGTAGCTTTGCAACAAGACTTCTTATCAAGACAAGTCCTTTCACTTAATGCAATGGACAACTATGAAGAGTTGTTTGCAGGTGATTTGTTACTATATGGTAATCATTTAAGTAAGTCTGAGTTTAGTAATACTGTTTACTTCGATTTCTTCCGACCAAAGGTTACTACTGACGCAGAGTATCTTGCAGGTGATTGGAGTTTGGCTAACTTGACAGGAACAGATGTTATTAAGAATGGTTTAACTATTCCTAAGTTTAATGGTAACGGTGGCATTGGTAAACGTGCTTGGAACGCTACTGGTGGTACTATTGCAGTTGACCCTGTTCAAGACATGAAAACATGGTGTCACTGGGCTTCTCGTGACGAAAACATCGAAGCCTGTCTTATGAGCTTTGATGCTTATGAAGCTTACTATACTATGAAGAATAGTGATAAGTATAAAGCCTTAAGAGACTTAACTATCAATGTCTCTCCTAATGATAGATTATTAGAAAATCTATCAGCCCCAATGGAAGAGTATGAAGGTGTTACCTTGCAAACAGTTGACTATATTAATGGTCATTGGATTCCAATCTATACGTATGACGGCAAGTACACTTTGCGTAATGTAGCTAATGTTGGTAAGCAAGCTTTCATGCCTAATGGTTATGTTATCTTGATTCCTTCAAAGGATAACCAAGTTAAACGATATGGACGCATCCAACACTTCAAAGCTGGCTGGGCTGCTATGCCTCTTTGGATTAACCAAGCAATGAATGAGTGGACTGGTGCTTACAAGCAAGAATTCCATAGAGCTTTATTTATGGGCTTGAAACAACCTAATAGGGTTAAAACTATCAAGGTTATGTAATATTATTGTTGCTCCAGCAATAGGCTGGCAGCTTGCCTTAAAGCTGCGCTTGTTTCTTTAGAGAAGGCTATGACTGTTAAGATAGAAGGTTTAGAAGAACTACTAAAGGCACTTGAAGGTACAAGCTTAACTATGTCTTTTAAGAAAGCATCTGTAGGTTTCTCTAAGGAAGTAAAAGATAACTTAGCCTTTTTGGTTAATGAAAGATATGCAATAAGTAAGTCAGAACTTAGTAAGAGCTTCTTAGGAAAGAGTGAAAATGTTAATGGAAGTAGTTTAACTATTCAACTTGATTATCAACATAACCCTACAACTCTTGGTGCAAGATATAATAGTCGCTTTTGGGGTAATATTAATCCCGGAGCTAAGAGAGAAGGTCAAGTACACCTTGTTCAAGTAAGAAGAGGGAATAAGCTTATATCCTACGGTAGAGAACAGCGTGGGGGCTTTATGTCCCCTAATAAAGCTGTAAAAGGGCAGAATATGTATGAGAGAATAGGTAAAAGCAGGAAGTCCTTAAGACTCTTATTTACCATGTCTGCTGCACAAGCTACAGAACAAGTCTTCTTAAAGAATAAAGATTTTGATAATTACCTAAACCTACTTAGTGATAAGCTAGTTTCTAAAACTTCTGAAACACTGTTTACATAATGCTAGAATCTCCTGAACAAATAGAGTGTGCCTTAGCCCTTGCAGGAGAACCTATGGTCTTTCCAGCAATAACTTCAACAGACACTAACAACGTAGTCACTATACTTCGAGAAGAATTCACTCTGCAAGGTATACCAGGACAGGTAGTTTACAACATACAAGGCTATGAAAGCCCTGCTGATGCTGATAAACAAGATATTATTTTCCTAGTAGCTGAAAAAGATGTAATAACCTTTGGCTTAGAAGAACAAAACCTGTTTACTTATATGCAACCTAACTCAACTAAGACCTTTACCTTTAAAGTAAACTCTTTCTTCCTCGACTTTACTGGTTGGGTTCGTTTACGGGTAACGCTTAAGGAGATTGCTTAAGATGATGTATGATGAAGGCTTACTTGTTGCTTACCTTAAAGAGAACACAAACTATAGTATCTTCTTAACAGACGATACAGTAGGTGTTCAAACTAAGCTTAACTCTAATGAAGTTAAGATATACATTGGACATATTGGACATACTGTAAGAGATATTCAACAGGTCTGGGCAAATAGCTATAATGAGTTTGATAATGAGCTTCTCTTAAAGACCCAAGTGCTTATCCTTTGTAAAAGAAGCGATATAGTAACAGTTTGGAATACTATTAATCCTCTACTTAGTTTGTTTACTCCCTTCATTGGAGATAGTACTTATTCTTGTATGACTTTACTTGAATCAGGTCTTCAAGCACAAGCAGATGATAAAGTATTCTGGACAGCCCATTATGGTTTAGTAGTCCCAAGAGTTTCATAAACAGGAGAAAAGAATGGCACGATACACTGTTGATGAAGCTGGTAACTTCATCCCAAAAACTACGAGTAAGCCTCAAGAGGCTTTACTTAAAGAACAAATGGAACTAGCTGGTTTAAAAATACCAAAGGAAACCACTTGTGGTAAAGTTAATCTAGCTAATCTAAAAGAAACAGCAACCAAAGCAACCAAAGCAACCTTAGCAATCAAAGAAGAAGGAGTAAGCAATGAGTAATACAAAGTTTCACAAAAGAGCTACGGTCATCTATGCTTGTAAACAGAAAACAAGAGGTAGTAGGGTTACTGTTAGTACGGCTGATACTGTAGGCACTATTTCCGTTTCAGGGACAACTGTTACTGGCACAGGTACAAGTTTTATAACACAAGCAACAGAAGGGGCTTATCTTTATGATGCTAATGCTTATGAAGTTGGTAGAATATTAAGTATTAATTCTGATACCTCTATTACTCTGTATGAAAGCATCCTTGCAACGTCTATTCTTGCAACTGCTACTAATACTAAAAGAGCTGGGACAAGTGCAGGAACTGGGGTTAATACCGGAGCTTCTGCTTTTGATGGTTCTAGCTATAGCTTCGGCTTAGGTAATGCTAATGCTATCCGTGTTAAAGAAGGTATGAAGTTTACTTTTGAAACAGAAACAGGCGCAGCTACTTATACTGGAGATGAGTTAGATAGATACGAACAAACTTGGGTTAAAGACGAGTTTGTAACAGTTGACTTTGAAACCTTTGTACCTATTTTAGGCGCTGTCTTTAGTAATGTTATTGCAGATAGTGACTTACCTTTACCAGACTTATACGAAGCTTGTGGATTGGGTGTTGTTTCTACAAATACAAATGTAGCTTACACTAATACTGTTGCTTCTAATGAGTTCCTTGAAGTAGAGTTTAGACTAGCAAGCCCAGACTTAACAGTAACTGCCCCATACTCTTCTACAGAAAAGGTTTATGTTGGCTATGACTTAGTAGGTACTATTGATGCGGATATAGCAGATATAGGTGAGCGGGGTACTTTCAAGTTCATGCTTAAAGGTAATACTGCTGGGGTTGTTATGCTTCCTAAACGTGTACCTGACTATAAGCTACAGTCTTTAGAAATTGCAGAACCTTTTAACTCAAGTCCTGTTAATTCAAATATCCGTCTTGTTGCTTTAGACTTATTATTGCAGCAAGCTAGTTTGACATTTGACGCTGCAACGGCAAGCATAGGGGAGACTCTTAAACTAGGAGGCTTAACCTTTACAGCAAACGATAATATTACAAGAGGGCAAGCTTTAGCCGCTTGGTCTGATATAGCTAGTGGGAGTGCTTACGCAGATATTAACCCTTTAATAACTTCTGTTGCTACCTTTGGTGCTGCTGTTACGACTGCTTCTAATAACTTAACCTTTTCATCAGATATGGAGGCTACACTTCCGGTAGGTTCTATGTTGTTTAGAAACTTTGACAACGCTTATATAGGTACTATTGCAACTATAGCAAGTGGAGGTTTAACCGCTACTTTAACGTCTAATGCTGCTGTAGCTTCTAACAATGGTACTGTCTTTAAGTACATTACTAAGACTGCTTTAGTCTATGGAACAGGTAACTTAACAGTAACTTTAGGAGGTTCTTCTGTTACTTTTGTAAGCGCACAGACTTTAACGGCTGGTACTGCTTTATTTGATAATGCAGGTACTTTTGTAGGTGTATTAGCTACTGTAGCTGCTAACGGTCTATCCGGTATTTTAAAGTATCCTGCTGAAGTAGCAGTTGCGGGTGCTGCTTTTAACTACACAACTAACTTCTTATCTGCCTTTAACGGAGCATTTACTTCTGGTACTTTAGCTAACTATAAGACAGCAGTTATGGATGCTACCCATGTCTTAATAACTGCTGTTAAGATTAAAGCCAACTTAGAAAGTTTAAACTTAACCGGCACAGCAACACAAACAACGGTAACTCCTTTAGCTTCTGTTGATACCTATGCTTACCGTACTAAACCAACAGTAAGTAACCTTTGTATTGGTAAACTTAATGCTCCTAATATAACTGGTTTAGACCTTCAACGGTTCAAGTTGTCTTGTGAAACAGGTTTTCATCAAGGTGCTGTTACAACAGATATTACAGTCAGTGTTAAAGAAGACATTGAAGGTATCTTCTTTGAACCTAATAGTCATGTTGGGGTAGAAGCTGCACTATGGCTAGAATGGGGACAACCTTCTAAGAACTCCTTAGTTCAATGGAAGTTCAGTATTGTTACTATATCAAAGGTAAGCCCTTCTGAGATTGGTAACTTCCGAGCTTATGATGTAACATTAAGAAATATTGGAAAATTCACTATGACACTTTCATAGGTTTTTGCAAGGTTTTTGTGGTAAAATACAAGGGAAAGTTGAATACAGCTTTCCCTTTTTATTAAATATTGGAGCAACAAAATGGCTAAGAAAGTTTTTTATATTCAAACAATTAAACCAGTTGAAGAAGTTGAAGTTAAGCCGGAAGGTTCGGTTGAACAACCTGTTATCGTTGGTTTTAAGGTACATGGGATTAAAGCAAGAAAAGAACTTGCAGAGAAGTACGAAGGTAACAGGGCTGACTATGTTAAGCTTATGACTGAAGTACAGAAGCTAGAGGCTGTTGCTAAGACTAAAGAAGCAGAAGGTGCAGAACTTTCAGAGGAAGAAGCAGCGCAGATGCAGAAGCTTATTGAAGATGTGTATAAAGAGATTGATAAGCTAGAAGTTGTTAGTCTTGAGCTAACAAAAGCAGACGTCTTGTACTTCAAGAACGTAACCGCTGTGGATTATGATGACTTAGGTAATCAAGTAGGGGTTATCGCTGTGGCTAATACAGCTAAAGCAGAACCTTCTGACTACTGGGATACTCCCGAAGAGTGCTTACAAGGCTTCATCGAACAGTTCTGTGATAATAAAGCTTGGCTTGATGCTATTAAAGCTGCGCATACAGAAGTAATGCAGAAGGACTTTAAGGAACTGCAAGTAAAAAACTCTTAAAGGTAGGCGAGTTACTAGCGGAACAAGAGGATGTTTTGTACTTTGAAGCAAAGATAAAGAAACAAGCAGAAAAGGAAGAAGAGTTTGATGACCTTCTTCCTGGTTTTGTTAGTAAATTAAAGAAAGACCTACCGATTGAAGAAGAAGTAAAGTATATTGGAATACCCTTGTGGGAAGCTAATACGGATATTTGGAATGTTTATAAAGTAGTTAGGCAGTATCTTAAGCCTGTGTTTGCAGGTATGGGAGGTCTAGTTAGTGAAGAAGTAGATACAACAGTGTTGTTTGAGCTTTGCAAGGTTATGAAACTGAGGAAGAAGAAGGTTCTTGACGTAGTGGAACTGTTACCGTATTTGCATAATACTGTGCTAAGTAGGAAATTAAAGAGAGAGGCTGAAAGTAATGACCGCAAAGAAAGAGTTGAAGATTGAGCTAGACTTTAAGCTTAAAGGAGCTATTGAGGCTTCTACAGGTATAACTAAGCTTGGTAAAGACGGTATTACGGCTGCTAAAGATATGGAGGAGGCTCTTAATAAAGCTGGAAAGGCTTTAGAACGCTTCTTACGGGGTGATAAAACTAAACTAGACCCTTTTAATATGGGTGGCTTCTCTGCTTCTAAGTATTTAACAGACTTAAAACAATCACAAGAGCAGGAGCTTAAGCTTTTAACAGAAGCTAAGGCTAATGCTAAAAAGATATTAGAGGACTTCAATAAAGAAAGAGCTGCTAATCAAGCTAAAGTTAATAAAGTAATAGAGCAACAAGAGAAAGAACTCTCTAGCTTTTTGTCTAATCTTGAGAAAGAAAGACTTGCTAAGGCTAAAGCTATTAGGGAGAAGTTCCTTGCGGAAAAAGCAGCCTTAGAGAAGTCAGACTATCAAAGAGTGGCAGCAGAGGCTAATAAAGAACTTGCACTTCAAAAGAACAATGATAAGATTATAGCTACTAAGTTAAAAGAAAATGAACTTCAACAAAAAGCTATAGATAAGATTAATGAGGCAAAAAAAGCTGAAGAAGCTCTTTTAAAATCAGTATTAGATAGGCTTAATGCAACTAAAGCAAGTCTTTTAACACAGCAGTCAAACCTATCAGCTAAACGTACCGCAGATTACGAAAAGAAGCTTGCTGAAGAAGTAGGACTTCGCAAACAACAAATAGAGCAACAGCGTTTACAATGGAAAGAACAAGCAGAACTTACAGTATCTCAAAAACTAGAAGCTATAAGCAACGCAAGCTTACAAAGGTTACAAGATTCTGATATAAGACGATTAGAATCTATTACAGCAAGAGAAGCCGAACTTGCTAGAAAAAGACAAGAGTTTGGGGAATTAGCTAATAGCAAAATCTTAGCCGATTATACAGCTAAGTTAAAGCAAGCCTATCTAAGCTTAGGGGCTTCTGCAAGACTTACAGACCCTGCAAAAGGTTTAATCCAACATCAAGGAGCTAGTTACGGAAAACCTATAACTGCACAAGATACTACTCTTCTGGTCAATGAGATGAATCAACGTCTCGCTCTTACTGATAAAGAGTATCAAATAGCTTCTGCTAAGACTAAGTATGGAGCAGATAGCGTACAGATTAAAAGACTTGAAGCGCAGAAAGAACTTACAAGACTTGAACAGCAATTTGCAAAAGAAAGAGAGAAGATAGAATCTTCTAACAAAACATCTTGGGCTAAAGAAGAGGCTATTAAGAAGCTTATCCATGAATATGAAGGACTTATTGCAAAACAAAAAGAACTAACCCGTTCAACCGAACAACTTAAAACAGCCCATATAGACCTTTGGCAGTTCATTGGTAAGTCCATGCTTATCTGGAGAGCTTATAACTTCTTGCTAAGTGAATCAAGACAGCTTCTTATGTCTATACCGAAGGTTGGTATGGAGCTTGAGACAAGTAAGAGTATCTTGTCAGCTACTATGGCTGATTCTAAAGGAGAAGGGGGTAAAGCTGGAGCTGAAGTAGCACTTAGAGGCTTGCATGATGAAGCAAAGCGTACCGGTATTGCTATTGACGCTTTACGGGAAAATTGGAGAACCTTTAGTGCTTCCACTACTATTGCTGGAGAAAGTGTAAACACTTCTTGGCGTATCTTCACAAATATGAATACTGTTATCACTGCTTTGCATTATAGCAGTGATAAGGCTACGCATATCTTCATGGCTCTTGCACAGATGTTTAACAAGAGTAAGGTACAAAGTGAGGAGCTTGTTAAGCAACTTGGTAATTTACTTCCAGGTGCTTTTGCAGCCTTTGCACAAGCTAATGGTAAAACTACCCAAGAGCTTGCTTCTCAAATGAAGAAAGGTATCGTATTTGCACATGATACTATTGAGAAGTTTACTATCTTCTATGCTGAAAGGTTTAAAGGGGCTTTTAATACTGCAAGTCATAGCCTTAATGCCAACTTAGGTAGAATGAACACTGCCTTTATAGAACTTGGAGAAACTATCTATACAAGGGTTAGTCCTAATTTAACAGCCTTAGCTATTTACTTTACAGAAGCTGCAAGTGCTGGTGGGGGGTTAAGTAATGCTGTATTGGTATTAATGGAGGCTGTAAAACCTTTAACTGTTATGATAAGTAGTATTGCAGCTTTTAAAGGTCTTTCTTTCTTATTTGGAACTATAGAAGCAGGGGCTACAGTAGCAGGAGTTACGTTAGCAACAGCTTCTACTGGGTTAGCTACATTCTTATTAAGGCTTAAAGCTTTAAGGCTCTTTATGGGGGGTCTTGGGGCTGCTGGTATTGTGGGGGCAGTTTCAGTTGGAGTCTATTGGTTATATAATAAGGTCAAAGAGAACTCCTACGAAGACTTCTTTACAAAGTTCAATAAGGACTTAGAAGAGTTTGATAATGCTGTGAAAGCTAAACAGCCTGAGTCTTTAGAAGTTAAAATAACTAAAGACTCAGAAATTATTAAGTTTACAGACCATGCTATTAAAGCTAGAGAGAATACAGAGAAGCTTCAGTTTGCTTTAAAAGAGTTTCAATTATTAGTTACGAAAGGCACAAGAAACAAAGTAGATACTTTTACAGTTGATGGAACTCCTTATAGTATAGCTTCTGCTAAAGTAGCTTTAGTACAGTACAGAGAGGCAGAATTACAAGCTTGGGCTAGGTTAAAGCAACAAAGAACAGAACTTCGCAGCATAGACTTAGAAGAAACAACTAAAGCTGCGTCAGAATCTTCTAAAGCCTACAATGAAGCTCTTGAACGCTCTGGAATAGCTCATCTTAAGAACTCTAAAGACCTTAAAGAAAAAGAACTTGGTTTAATAAGAGAGTTTAATGAAATAACTAGACAAAATGATGTTGCCGCCGCTGAAGATAAAAGAACCCAGCTTGTTAAGCAGTATAACTTGCTGTATGGAGTCACTAAAGACCAAGAAGACAGAATAGCACAACTTAAGAAAGACTTTAAAGAAGGTAAAGTAGGTGTTAATAAAGACTCTATTGAAGGTGCTGAGAAAGATTTAAAAGACTTTAAAGCGAAAAGTGCTGTTTTAAGAGCTAATGCTAAGGACTGGAAGGCTCAATATAATCAACAAGTAGAGGATGTTAAAGAGAATAACAGCTTACTGGCTAATTTAGACGAAGAAAGACGCAAACATATTGAACAAGGCTTACAAAAGCAAGAAAAGGCGCAAGAAGACTACGCTAGTAAAGTCCTTGTTAATGCTAAGAAGTTAAATGATGCTAGGGTTAAAGATGCTGAAGAGTTTGCAAGTAAGGAACAAAACCGGATAGATAAGGAACTTAAGTTCTTAAGCAAAACAGAGCTTGATAGGACTGTTGAAGAGAATCAGAGAAGCCGTAATGCTTTACTTGACCAACAAATAGCTATACAAGATAGGCTTATTGCACAACTTAAAGAGCTTAATAAAGAACAAACAGGTATGGCTTCTTTAAGTAGTACAAGTGAAGCTAAAAGTAGTAGAGGTATTTGGCTTGATTTAGAACTCCTTAAGGCTAGTAAAAGCAAGCAACATGGTTTTGACTTTGACAAAGTAGATGCTGCTTTTAAAGAAGCTAGTAAGACTTCTGGGGTTGATGAATATATTATCAAAGCACTTGCTAAACAGGAAAGCACATTTAATAGAAACGTTAAAAGCCCTGTAGGTGCTGAAGGTTTTACACAGTTTATGCCTGATACGGCTAGGCAGTATGCAGTGAATGTCAAAGATGAAGTATCAAGTATATTAGGTACTGGAAGGTATCTTAAAGATGCTATGATTAAGTTCGATGGCGATATTAGGAAAGTAATAACCTCCTATAATACTGGAATACATAATGTAGCTACACATGATATTAACCTTATATTGTCAGATAAATGGGCTAGAAACAAGAAGACAGGTGTTGGACAAACTAAGCAATATGTTCAAAACGTCTTAGCTTTTGCTAGTAAAGATAGGGGCACAAACCTATCTGATGATAAAGAGTCCTACGCTGCTAACTTAGCTACGCAAGAGAAGAAGCGTGAAGACCTTATAGCTCAAAGACAGCTTAGTGATGAAGAAGGACTTAAACTTCTTAAAGAGCGAGTCTCTGTTGTAACTAAGATGCAAAATGCTTATGAAGCTGCTTATGGTATCATTAGTTCTGCTAGTGATAAGTTCTATGCAGAGACAAAGTTAGAAGCAGAACGTATATTACTTCTTTATGAAGAAGGGGATACTGCTTTAACTAAGATGGCTGACGGTTATTTTAAGAATAGAGAGGCTGTTTTAGCCTTAATGAAGGCTAAGGAGAATCTTGCAGAGATAGAGAACAGAAGTGTTGTTAATCTTAATCAGTATAAAGTAGCTTTACAAGACTTAGATAGACTTCAAAATGCTGGTATGTCTAGTGGTATCTCTGCTATGCTTGAAAGAGATGCAGCTAATAGAGCGCAAATTCCTGACTTACAGGCTAAACTTATAGCAGAACAAGGTTTACTTGATAGCGGTAAGTTTGGTTCTATTGGAGGAGATGCTTATACAGAACAGTTTAAAAAAGTAGAAGCTCTTAAAGCAAGCATTAAAGACCTAGCCATGACAAGTCAAAGCACTATGCTCTTTGCTGCACAAAGTGTCGGAACCGCCTTTGATACAACTTTCAGAGGAGTTCTTGATGGAAGTATTAAGGCTAAAGATGCCTTTACAGCTTTTGGAGTAAGCGTTCTTAAGACACTTCAAGACATTATCCTACAGGAGCTTAAGAGTCAGATTATTAAACTAGCATTTAGCACTATAGGGAGTCTTGCGGGTGGCTTTGGTGGAGGTTCTACCACACCTACAGCGAATCTAGGTGGTGTCTCTTCTACTCAAGCTATGTCTAATAGTATTACTCCTAGTTTTGGCTCTGGTAAATACGCCAAAGGTGGTGCTTTCGACCCTTCCGGTATTATTCCTTTCGCTAAAGGAGGTATAGTCTCCTCCCCAACCTTGTTCAAGTTTGCTAAAGGTACAGGTCTTATGGGTGAAGCTGGTGCAGAGATGATAATGCCAGCCGCCAGAGACTCACAAGGGAGGCTTGGAGTACACATAGCTGGAGGAGCTGCCGCACAAACTAATATAAGTAACGTCTATAACATAACAGTTACCCAAGCTAAAGACGCAACAGCAGATGAGACAGGTGCAGCAGTTCTAAAACAAGTTAAGCAGTATGTAGAAAGTACAGTAGATGGTAAGATTGCCAAAGCAATACGCCCGGCTGGTCAATTAAATAGAAGTACAAAATTCAGTTAATCCTTATTATTAAAACAGGAGAAGAAGATGCAAAATGTAAGATTAGTAGTAAACATTGATGATGAAATTATCCAAACAGGAGAAGGTGGTAGAAAAGCTGTTACAGAAGCTATGCTGACTGGCAGTGGTACAGGAGCTACAGTGGCTACTGTAGATAACATCGTTATGAAAGATACGGACGGTACACTGTTCTTTAAAAGAGTAACAAACGACACCCCACCTGTTCTTACAAATTGGAAGCTATCAGATGGAAGTTCTTATACAATTACAGGAAGTCCTGTTCCTTATACAGTATCTACAACAAACATAGAAGGTACTGTTGAGATAACTAATGACACTGGTAATGCTATTCCTGTTTCTGGAACTTTTTGGCAAACAACACAACCTGTTTCATTTACTTGGAGTGGTTTGACAGATGCAGAGCTAAGAGACTCGGCTGTCCCTGTTAGTTTAACTAGCACAACCATCACAGGGACAGTAGCTTCAACGCAATCGGGTACTTGGAGTGTAGCTGCTACTCAAAGCGGGTCATGGTCTATTGGTAATACGTCTTTTGGTATTAGTGGTACTCTACCTGCTTTTACAAGTATACCTGCTTTTAAAATAGACCAGACAACAGATGGTACTACTAATCTTGTAGCTGCAAAACAGAATGGCACTTGGAACATTGGAAGTATTACAACACTCCCCGCCTTAGCAACTGGTTCTAATATTATTGGTAGTGTTAGTATAAATCAAACAACTATGGGTACTACCAATGCAGTTGTTGGCAAAGCAAGATACCAAGCTAGCAGACCAACCTTATCAGACGGAACATATAGTGAGCTTCAATTAGACAACGATGGCTCTTTGATAGTTAATATTGCAGATAGTTCTGCTATAGGGGCAGTAGAAGATGCTCAAGCAACAGACGCTGCATCTTCTTGGAGTTTGGTTGCACTTGTTAAAGGCTTATTTACTAAGCTTGTTAGCTTAATTAGCCTACAAACAGTTACACAGACGGCTACTCAGGTTATTACAATAGCCGGTACTTCTGCTCAAAGCTCTGCTGTAGGGAGTACAACAACAAGGGTCATTTTGGGAGCTACAACGGATTGCTGGATATCTATTGGTTCTAACCCAACGGCTGTCTTGCATGGAAGTAACTCTTTCTTTCTAAAGGCAGGTGCTTCTAGTTACCCTATGACTGTCATAGCAAGTACAAGTAAGATTGCAGTTATCCAAGATAGCGCAGCAGGATACTTAAGCATCCTTGAGAGCATATAAAATGATGCCGATGATGAATGCTTCAGCTAGGAAAGGAGCTAGTTCTTCTCCATCAGCTCCAATTATTGCAATAGGGCAGTCCTATCAAGGGGGAACAATTTTTTATGTGGATGGAACAGGTCAACATGGTCTTATCGCCTATACAGCCGATTTATCTGCAAGCACTTGGTTTATAACAAAAGGAAATGCAGGTACATCAGAAACTTTTGGAACTGGTGCATCTAATACTTCACGATTTAGTACATCTTATGCTATATGGCATAATCTATCTTTATTTAATGCAAATAGTCCAGGCGGGCATAATACTTGGTTTATTCCAGACATTGCACAACTTATGACCCTTATTCCTCTTTTAACCAGGAGTTTAGATAGTTCTGACAGCCTATACCAAAAATTTGGTACAGTTACAAGCGGTGTAAGTCTTTGGTCTTCATCAGAATACTCTGGATATCCCAGTGATTATGCGGATATAGGAATTATCAGTTCTAATTCACAAAGTTTAGCCGATAAGACAGGAACTTGGTTAGGAGCTCGTCCAGTTTTGGCTTT